CCGCCTACGCCGGGCGGTCGGTGGCGCAGTCGCGCCTGGAGTCGGCGCGGCTCCGCCGCCTCTTGGCGGAACAGCAGCGCCTGGCCGGCATGTCCGTCATGGAACGGGCGCTGGAGCGTATGCGCGCCCGCGCAGCCGACCGGGTGCAAGATGCCGCGGACGCCGTGCGCCCGCCGCATGGGGGCGGTCTCAGACCCGCCCCCCGCGCGCTGCCGCCGGGCGACTTGCTCGGCTCGGCGCTGGGCGCGATTGTGCCGTTCTGGCGCCGCACCGTAGACGTGGTGGCGAACGTGCCTGCCGTCATCCGTGTGCTCGGCCAGGGGTACGACTTCCTGTGCGGGAAGGCCCACGGCCTGTTGGACGGCAACACCGCACTGGTCATGCTGCAGACGCCTGTGGGCGCTGTGGTGTGGTCCGTCGTGGTGGCCCCACTCTGGGAGGAGGCGGCCAAGCGCTACGTGATCGAGCCGGTGGCCCGTTTCGTCACCCGGGGCAGTCCCGAGGCGGGAGACCTGGCCGACCGCGTCGGCAAGATCGCCGCCGGGTCGGCCTTCTGGGTGTTCGAGAACGTGGTTGCGGGACGCAGCCCTTTCGAGCTGCCGCTGCTCGGCCTCATGCACGCCGGCGCGGCCGCGCTGCCCTACGAGTATGGGGTGTTGCTCCACGCCGCCTGGAACCTCCTGGCGGTCGGGCGCACTTCCAGTTTGTTGGTGCGGCTGGTCACGGCGGCCCGCCACGGACCGCGCGAGTTGCTGCTGGCGGCGTTCGAGCACGCGGACCCGGCTGCATACCTGGTGGAGCTGGGGGTCCAGTGGGGGCTCTCGTACCCCGCTGCCACCATCTCCAGCCCGTGGGTGGTGGTGGCCGGGCTCGCCTTGCTCGCCGGGGCGTGGTATTTTGGGATGCCGACAGGCGATGCGGTCACGGCCGTGGCTCGTGGAGGGGTGGTGAAAACGGGTTTCCCGCCCCACCACACTGAGTACGGCATCGATCGCTCGACCCCGGCAACCCACGAGGCCGTCATCTACAGGCACCCGGTGGCTTGGCTCCCCACTACGGTCACGCGCGCCAAGCCGAAGGTCATGTCCTGGTCGGCGGACTATAAGGACGCGGGCAAGCTGCCAACTCACGAGCTGCCCAAGTTCGCGGCCGCAGGCCTGTGCTCCCTCGCGACCATCCCCGTCGTCTACGCTCCCCACCCGTACAACACCATGATCGCGTTCACCAACCGCCAGGGCTTGATGCACCCTCTCGAGGCGGACAGGCGCTATCCGGTGATGAGCGCACGCACGGGGCGGCCCATCCTCACCGAGGACCTGTTTCCGGTCTACCATGACTACAACCCGGAGGCGGTCGGCCGCTACGCCGCGTTCAAGATGCGCATGTTCGAGTGGCTGTTCCCAGGCGTCGGCCTCGAGGGCGACCTGTCGGCGGGCATCTTCCTGGAGCGCTTGGACTTTGACGTGTGGGTCCTGCGCTTCCCGGCGCACTCCCGGGAGGGTCTTCAGCGGGCCCACACGGCCATCCTCGGCCGCGAGTGGTCCCATCGTGTGGGCAATAGCTCGGCGTTCTCCAAGATGGAGACCCAGCTTGTGTCCACCCCGGTCGGAATTGAGCCAAAGGACCCGCGTATCATCCTCTCCGGGAGTGAGGAGCACAAGGCCGGCACCGGACCGGCCAACCACGCCCTGTCGAAGATGCTCGGCAAGTCGTGGCGCTACGGCACCGAGGTACGGCCCGGGCACTTCATTGTCTACTGCGTCGGCCTCGACGCCCGGGAGCTGGGGCTCGCCCGCGAGCACATGCTCCGCTCCGTCCCCGACGGCGAGGACTTCGAGAGCGATGGTATTCGGTATGACTCCACCCGCAACCGCGCCCTGAAGTACTCGACGTTCGACGTGATGAAGCGGGTCGGCTACACCTCGACGGAGCTCGATCTGGAGCGCGCAACCCTCGATACACGGGGCCGCACGAAGGACGGGTCCAAGTTCAAGGTGTGGGGTCGCATGCAGAGCGGTAAGACCGTCACGACTGCCGGCAACACCGAGACCAACGGTGGGACGGAAACCTACGTGACGGCCCGGTGCTGCGACAAGATCTCCGATGCCGACTTCCGCTTGGTCGGTAGCAGGCCCGAGGACGCGTCCCAACCGGTCTACGTGTGCACTCTGACCGACGCTCAGTGCAAGGAGCTGGCCGAGTGGTTCCGGGACAACTACGTGTGTCTGGTGGGCGGGGACGATGAGGCCGAGCGCCTCTCGCGCCGCGCACTCAAGGCGATCCACCCCGACCTACGCACGGCCATAGTGCTCTATCAGAAGCGCAAGATCGCCGAGATGGAGCAGTTGGGGCCGCGCCTGGAGATGGTGTACCGCGAGGACCCGCGTGACCTGACCTTCTACTCCGGCCTGTTCTGGCCCACGACGGAGGGCCTGGTCTACGGACCCCTCCCGTTCCGCGCGCTCGCCAAGATGGGCTACTACGCGACCGCGGAGAAGGAGATGGGTGGACGCAACGCCTACAAGCTGGCGGGCGTCGTCCGCGGCGACGCCATCGGGCGACTGGCTTCGGTCAACCACGTCCCTGTGCTGGGCCACGCCACGCGGCGAGTCATCGAGTTGTCCGAGGGGGCGCCTGCTGTCTCACAGCAGCAGATCGCCCGGATCATTGGCGACCCGGACAAGCGCGTGACCAGCACGAAGTGCTACGAGCCAGTGCTCGAGACGGAGTTCATGATGGCCCACCGGTATGGGTTTTATTCCCCGGAGTGGCTAGCCGGCTTCGTCAAACACCTGGAGCGGGTCCCCGGCCTGCCCAGTTCGTACTATTATCCGGGGATGGCCGAGGGGATCGAGCGCGATACGGGCCTCGCGCTCCTGTGACTACTTGGGCGCGTTGCAAGTTCTTGCCTGGCGAGCAGCGCGCCGACCGTAGCCGACCATGAGCTTCTGGTATCCAGCTCACCCGCGCCCCACCGACGCGGTTCCAGAACCCCCTCTCCCCTCGTCCGACCCACGGCCCGCCCCCAGCCCGACTCGTGCGACCCCATGCCTCCCAAGCGACCGCCCACTGGCAAGAAGAAGGGCACTCGTAAAACCGCGCAGCAGCACCATGCTGCCGCCGCAGCCCCGAGTGCCCGCGGCCGGGGCGAGTACAAGATCGCCGGCGTGCCCGCCGGCAAGGCAGTTGGAGGCGCCATTGGCGGCCTGTTTGGGGACACAGGCCGCGCCATCGGGTCGGCGATCGGCTCTGGCGCGCACTGGTTGTTTCGCAAGATTACCGGGCGTGGCTCGTACAAGATGCGCCTGGCCCAGTACCTGGACAAGATCCCCCGCAGTGAGCGCGGCAACTCCGTACTCAGCAGCCGCATCCCGAGCTTCTCCAGCGGCGGAGAGCACGTGGAGGTCAGCTTCGAGGAGTTCGTCGGCCCTGTGATCGCGTCCAGGAACTTCCAGGTCACTCCGTACGCGGTCAACCCGGGCATCACGACCACGTTCCCGTGGCTGTCGTCCATGGCGCACAGCTTCCAGCAGTACGAGCTCATCGGTTGCATGTTCCAGTACCGCTCCCTGATGTCGGAGGCCACCAGTGCGACTGGTGCCATGGGCGACGTCGCTTTCGCGTCGGACTACAACGCGAACGACGCGGCCCCTCTGAACCTGGTTGCGGCGCTCAACAGCGACTACTCGTGCAGCTACAAGGGCAGCGAGCACGGCCTGCACCCCGTCGAGTGCGCACCACGCATGACCGCAGAGGAGATCAAGTATGTCCGCTCGGGAGGCGTGGACGGCGCCAGCGCGGACCTCCGCTGGTCGGACCAGTGCACCACCTACGTGTGCACGCAGGGCTTCCCCCAGGAGGCCGTAGGCCTGGAGATCGGACAGCTGTGGGTGTCTTACAGGGTGCGCTTCCTGAAGCCGACCATGACCGTCCTGGGCATGGGGCGCTCGGCCCGTCTGGCCTGTGCCGCGTCGGCGGGCACTCTGTCCATGGCGTTCCCGACCAACACCCTGCCTGCGGCCGGTTCGACCCTGCAGCCCCGCTTCTACTCCGGCTCGGCCCTCGCCATGCCGAAGGTGCCTGGCAACTACATGCTCGTGATCAACGCGGCCTGCTCCGCTGCTGTCACCGCTGGGTTCGGCATCCAGTCCACGTCCACCGACGTGACTGGGGTCAACTCCATGCGTGGCAACGCTGGTGGCGGGCAGGCGCTGTCACTGGGCATTGGAGGCTTGAACGGGTCCGCGGCCAGTCTCATCTACTCCTTCTCATACAAGGGGGCGATTGAGGGAGCCGCGCCCGACATCAGCTTCATCATGCCCACCTCCGGCAACATCACCAACACCTGGTGGTGCGACGTGTTCCTCTACGCCCGTGAGCCCGGGCTGGCCGTCGCCCCCCGGGTCACGGTGGGCGAGGCCGTTGCCCAGATCCTGGCCCAGCGCGACCGCGAGCGTTCTGCGGGCGCGCAGGAGACCAGCCAGCCCTCGGTGCTCGAGATGACGGTCACCAGCGAAGGCCAAGAACGCCTACGCCAGTGGCCCTACTACGGGCCCATCCCCCCCCCTCCCGGGCCTGACCGTGGCCGCCCCGCTCTTGTTAGCGCGGCGGCCGCCCAGGGCCCTGGGAGCCCGGCCGCCGACGGCTCGTCCGAGTCGGCAGCTAGTGCCGGGCCACAACCCGCTGCGGGCCGACCCGTGGCAGGCGTCTGGGAAAGACGCCAGAGCGTGGACTCTACTGACGAGCAGTACGACCACCTCAGTCGGGAGGAGCTGCGGGCAGCTCTCTCGGCGGCAGCCCGTGCCGTGCGCTAAGGCGCAGCACTAGTTGCCAACACCCGCGCAAATCCAGTACCGCGACCGGGCGCGGCTTGAGCTACTGGTTATGGAGGATAGTTTTGGTGGGGGGCCTCAGGCAAGAACCTGAAACCCGATTTATCGGGACCCACTGACTCCTCTATATCAAATTTTATACAAACCCGGGGGGACCTACGAG